GGACTAGGTGTAAATTTCTGTGTTGGTGATCCAGGCATTGCTCCTGCAATTGAACCGTAGATGTTTGCAACATCTGTTAATCTGTTCATTGGTAATGTGTAAGCGGTTTGTCCAGCTGCTGCTAGTTGATTTAATTTTTGTTGTTCTAATGCTTGTGCTTGTGCGCCTACTGCTTCTAGTCCGGCAATTCCTTGTGACTCCAGTCCAGTTTGAAAGGTAGCCATATTTTGTAAGTTTGCTAGTTGTTGCTGCTGTTGAGTTAACGCTTGATTATATCCTTGACCATATAGACCTGCTAGTAATGCTGCTCTGTTTCTATCTGATTCTGTTTGATAGGTACCCATTTCAACCCCGTGTCTACCACCACCAAAAGCTCCCGCAGTCATGGCTCGATCAGAGATAGCTTGTCTTCCTCTTCCAGCTTGAACATCCCACTCTTGCATAGTTGTGTCTATGATTTCTTTTTGGTAAGGTGACATAAATTCTTGATAACCTTTAGCTGGGTCTAATAAATTTTGTTGAGAAACTTGATCTAAGTATGGTTGATAACTTGCAACCCCTGTACCACCCGTAAATCCGGTAAGCATTCCTGTAGCATCTCTTTGAATTTGGCCCATGCCATACATGTCCGCCAGTCGTTGCTGTGATTTTTGTTGAAAGCCTGTTGGACCTGCAACTTTTGCAGTCATCGCTCCAACGTCAATAGGAGTCCCTAGTTGCCCGATACCATATTTAAGAATATTCTGTCCGTAAGGAGCTAGAATACCTGAAGGTAACAAACCTGCTTGATCGTAGTTAACTGCCATTATGCTGTCATCCTTTTAGCTGTTGGTTGAGCTTCTAAGTGTTTCATTGTGTCATACATTCTTTGTGCACCTTTGTTAATGCTGCCACCACCTGCAGCTCTTACTGCATCGGCTGTCATTACAAATTCGTTTTTAGATAATCTTGCTGGGACATCATCTTTTTTTTCGTACTCTCCAATTGGAACAAAGCCACCAGTCGTTCTATAATCTTTTTCTAGTCCTCCTAGATTCATGATGCCACCATTGTCTCTTTTGACTCTTCCGCCTTTAGCCATGTTAACTCCATGCCAATCATCAGTATCAAAGAAGTTACTAAAATTTCCATAGTGTGCTTGAATATCATCTGGAAGAATATTCCAAATTCTAAAAGCTTTGTCTTGTCCCCAAGCAGTATGTGTACCGCCCATCTCATACCCAATTCTTCCACCATTTCTCAAACCTGCTATGCCACCTTTTGCAAAAGGTGCAATTTGTTTTTTATATGTTTGTGCTTCTTCTATAGTATCAAATTCTATTACTCGACCATCATTACCCATAACTTTCCATTTTCCACTCATTATATCCTGTACTATTATAGGTTCTCCTCTGCCCGTAGTGTCTATAGATATTATCATATCATTTATGTCGAATTCGTTTGTATTGGATTGACCCATTCCTTGTTGACCCATTCTAGAACCTGCTTCCTCTTCCACATCAGATTTTCTAACAATCCAATCTGGGTCAGCATAACGAGCTCTTCCACCGTGTCTTAAACCAATGATACCACCTTGCGCTGCCATTATCTCTTGAATAGCTGCATCTTGTGCTCCTTGTGTTGGTTGATAAGGTGGATTGTTAAAATTACCTTTAGCCATCGGCATGTCTCCTTGAACTTCTTCTTGACTAATATAATCCATCCAATCTCCACTCTGAAAGAAAATATTAAAATCCATTTGGTATATTCCTTGATCTATTTGTCCTGATTCCCATACCTGTTGTGCATTTAGCCTATCACTTCCCGTGTCAGGAAATGCTGCCATAGGACCTATGGGAACTCCTTCTTCTTTTTGAAGTTCAAAAGGAGTAATTACTTCTTCATCCATTTCCATTACGTCAACTTCTTCAGGTCCTCTTGCATATCTCTTTCTTTGTCTTGTAGGTAAATTCATTAAACCACCTTTAGCTGCAACTGCAGTAAAACTACTGACATCAGCTTTAGTTTGTGGAACGTTTGTTACTTCCATAGGCATAAGATTCAAGTCGATAGCCGCTTGTGCCTCTTGGCCAGCTGCGTCAACTTGTTTCATGTATTCCCTATAAGCAGCTTCTTCTATTTCGTTTCTACGTTTTTGGTCTTTGTAATCTATTGCATATTTAGCTGCTGCACCTCCAATTTTAGCGAGGTCTTTATAGTTTTTTGCTGCCCAACTAATTATATCATCTATCATTTTATTCTATTCCTTAATGTATGATTATATATGAAAATCGCAGGGATTTCACCTGAGCCTATCAGTTTACTTGTTTTTTTGTTCATCGTCAATATCTTATACATTACCTGTACCAGCTCCTAAATGGATCTGTGCTACTTTTACATGTACATCTCTTCGGATGTGTTCTCTTTTAGTAGCTGTAGCTGGATTGTCTACATCATCATCAGCTTCTTTGTCTGACATATACTCTTGACCTGTTTCTTGGTTGGTAAGAGTTACCTCGACTTGTGGCTTGATAAAATGGACTGTTTTCCCATCAATTTCTTGGGTTTCTCTACTTGCTTCTTGTTCAATAAATGGCATAATCCTCCTATGATCTGCTTGTTTGTAGCACAGCGGCCGTCATTGTTATAGCATTAGCTTGACTCGCTTGCATTTGAATTTTATCTCCGGCTTCTAATATTAACACATTGTTAAAGGTTAGTAAATCCACGCTATTACTCGCATCTACTGTTATTTTTTGATATTCAAAAGTGGTGCTTGAAGAGGCATCATATACGGTAACAGTGACATCTAGATTACTTCCATGATTATTATATAAATTAATAGTCTTGACAATAGAAGTTGTTTCATCAGGAACGAGATACATTTCCTGTGTGGGACTGGTACTGTCTAATAATTTTTGAATGTTTTTATATACGTTTGCCATTAGCTTAAAAAGAAATTAACCCTTTCTTGATCGTCTTTATCAGGCTGCATATATGTTGAATTTAACTGTTCTATAAGAGAACTGATAGATCTGTTGATTTGTCTTTGGTTATCTTCTGTATATTCTTTTCTAGGTTCTGGTAGTCTTATTACTATTTTAGCCATTATCTTCTCCCATCCGCTTGAACATCTACTTGGAAAGTTCCATATCTCCAGTCCTCACCAGCACTTTCGTTCTCTATTTTAACACTTGCATATCTTCCTCTAGCTCGGGTATTGAATTGTGTAGAACTAGGCAGCACATTAAAAGGACTTAAGGTACTATCGGTTCTTGAAGATGAAGGAAAATTTTTTAAACCTACCGTTACTTTAGCAGTACCAGTTAAAGTTTTAAAATCAGGAATGAATCTTCTCATCGCTAAAAAATATTCTCCCATCCCTTTATCCGTTTGAATAGCAAAATCAAAAGATTGCAGAGAAGAAGTTAAAGCAGTTGTAGATCCATCGGGATTTAATTGATCGGTTCCAGTTTCTTGTTGAAAGTAAACAGTCTGGCCTAATCCTGTTTCACCAATAATACTTGGAAAAGTCCCTGTTGCTGAACTATTAAATTGAGTAGCATAAGGTTTTGGATAAACAATAGAATCAATCCATGTAGTTCGAATAGAATTAGTATTAACTCCTGTATACCAAACGCCAGTTGGAAGTTGAGTTTTTTCTCCATAATTATATATGACATATTTGTCATTGTAGGTTTCACCAGAACTTGGGTAGTACCAAATTACTTCGGTAAATAAGTTATTAATACCCGCATATACTTGTTGTCCTTTAGTAGTGTCAAAATCACTATAAACATAGTCTTCTACTGAACAAGATAAAGAATTAACCGTACCATCAAAGGAGAAGAAACCATTGTTCCCCATCCAATAAGCAACACCATCAATCTCACAGCAGGCATTCTGACCAATTAATCCACAGTTTGTACCTACCTGTTCAAATCCAAAGGTAAATGGCGCGCCTACAAATTTCATAGAGTAGAGAGCATTGTCGGTCCAGACTAAAATATTTTCTTTTCCTTTAATAGCCCCCATAATTTTTGTACCATCTTGAAGTCTTTGTGTACCTGCAGTATTGTCCGCTTCTGGAGCAAAAATATTAATCTGTTCTTGATCCGAGAATCTAATAAATAGATCGTCTTGAGTGGAGTCGGTTCCAATAGTTGTTTCAGTTCCAAAGTGAATTAAGTGCCGAGTTGTTGGAGAAACTAATGTCATTCGACTTGCTGTCGGGTTACCTTTAGCAGTACCTGCTACTAACGCTGTTACATAATTAGCCGTTGTAGTTGAAGCTCTGTTGGTAAATCTTGCTGATCCGCTTATCCCTGAATTCCATGTATATGTTTTTCCATTTGCAATCGTTGCAACTAAAACTTCTCCCCAGTTTCCTAGTGACCAGAGACCTGGTTCTAGTGTAACGTCAGAAGCATTAACTGCATTTCCCCATTGAGTATAATTTGTTGCATCATAAACTATCGTGCCATCACTATGTGCACTTCCCGTTGTACCAGAAACAGCTGTTCCATAAGCTCCTCTAGTAATCGTTGTTAAATCATTTGAAGAAATACCAGTGTATTTAATTAACTCACTATCAACTAAAATAGTTCCATTGCTTGAAGTAAATCCTGTTGTTGAATCTAAAGTAATACTAGTTCCTGATCCGCCGGTTCCAGCTGTATCGGCATTTAAAGCTCCATCTAAATTACTAGTTTGAACACCAGTAATAGTTCCGCCATAATTACCAACACCAAATCCATAACCATACGTTTGAGCAGCGGGACCCACAGTTGCATAAGGTTGAACTTTCATACTTCCACCAGTTCCAACTACAGATGTAGCTTGATTTGAAGAGTTGATAGTAAAAGTCACAGAGGTAGGAACCGATAAAACCTGAAATTTTTTATCTTCGAACTGCGTAGCAAGTAATCCCGTACCACCCGGTAGGGTAACAGTGTTTAAAACAATAATATCTCCTACTTCTAATCCATGATTAGAACCAGTTGTAATAGTACATTGTTTAGTTGTAGTACTATCTGTTGCTAATGTTGAACCTGTAAATTCGGTTTGAACACCAGCATTGTCAGAACGCCAAGGTGTTATATCCTCTCCTCTCTTCACCCTTCTCATCCTCC